TCTTTTTCTAGTTGTTTGCGTTCGTTGTCCAGAGCCGTGAAGTAGGCTTCGACAAGGCTGACCGTTTGTTCTGCGTATTTGATTAGCGTGTCTTGTCTCATGGTCTATTCTCCTTTTGTTTTAAATTAAGTAGGCTTCTGCTTCCACTTCTACGCCTTCAGCGCCAGAGAGTTTAAGCAGGTAGTTTGCTTCATTCTCTGCAAGTTCTTTGCTCCTCATGCTCACAACGTTGTTGTCTAGGGTAACCACCCAGCGAATCTGGGTTTTTTTATGTTGTTTGGCTTGTTTCATGTTTTCCCTCTCTGGGCTGTTGCCCGTGTTTCGATCTGCAAACGAATCTATAGGATTGACCGGATATGTCAATAGGGGAATTGGATATTTATTTATGAAACTTTCTATTTGAATATTTATCAATGATTGTTTAACGTTCTCAGCAACGAAAGGGAACGAGATGAACACGAAAATGGTTACGGTATGCGTGCGGATTCCAGAGGATTGGAACCACACACTCAAGAAACACATGAAGGAAATCAACGAATCCGATGGCCCAAAGATGTCAAAGGAGGCGTTTTTAAATCGGGTGATTGCCCGTGAGGTTGCGAAGATTAGGCGGGAGAAAGGATAAGAAATGAGCATACCGATCTACTATTATGACATTGAGCAGGGAACCGATGAGTGGTTATCCGCTCGACTTGGCATCGTGACTGCAAGCGAGATCAACAACCTCGTCACGCCCAAAGGGAAGCCATGCACCGGCGCAAAGGTTCAAGCGTATGCCTGTCTTAAAGCGTCCGAGCGAGTGACGAACCACATTGAAGAGCACTTCGAGAGTTGGGACATGCAGCGTGGCCACATCCAAGAGGAAATCGCCCGCGAAATCTACAGCGAGAATTATGAGCCGGTCACAGAATGCGGGTTCATTACTCGGAAGATTAACGGCGTGAAGATCGGCGCATCCCCAGACGGATTAATCGAAGATGATAGCGGTCTTGAAATCAAGTCGAGGCTTGCGAAGTTCCAGGTTGAAACAGTCATCGCTGATGAGGTTCCAGATATTTATATGAACCAGATTCAAGCGACCTTGATGATCAGCAATCGCAAGTCGTGGGAGTTCGCGCAATATAGCAACGGAATGCCTTTGTTTGTGAAGCGGGTTCTTCCTGATCCGGTACGCCAAGAAATAATCTTGAATGCGATCATGGAATTTGAGAAGTTGGTTTTGGAAATGGTAGAGAAATTCAAAGCAGGATCGAAAGATTTAATCCAGACCGAGCGTGTGGATTTGAGCTTTGATGATGATGAAATAAAAGAAAGTGAGGAAGAGAAATGAAGTTAACAGATACAATTATCCCTAAGAGCGACCAGATGAACGCAGATGATTTGATCTCTGGATCAAAGACCATCGTAATCGAGAGCGTGAAGGAAGGCTCAGCAGATCAGCCGGTAAACGTGAACTATGTAGGCGGTGAAGGCAAACCGTGGAAGCCATCCAAAGGAATGCGTCGAGTTCTCGTCAAGGCTTGGGGTGATGAAGGCGACAACTACGTCGGGAAGACGGTCACGCTCTACAACAATCCCAAAGTTCGTTGGGCGGGCAAAGAGGAAGGCGGTATTCAGATCTCGCACATGAGCGACCTAAAGAATGATAAGCCGTTCAGCATGATGCTGACGATCTCCCGTGGCAAACGTGAGCTGTTCAAGGTTCAGCCATTAATCACAAAGCCAACCGTTGCGCTTTCTGAAGAAGCCTTCGATGGATTCCTTGCCGACATGCAGAGCGCGACCACGATGCCTCAGCTCGCCGAGGTTGCCAAGAGCATCAAGGAAGGGAACTTTGATAGTGCAGGAAGCGCAAAGCTGCGAGAAGCGTACCAGGAAGCCGTGACGGTTGTTCGTGAGGCTTCCGAGTGAGATACCAAAACAATCATGGTCAGATAAAAATCACGATGACGGAACCGGAAGCATATCAGATGCGGACGGTTCTAAATCAAACGCTGCGGGCTGGCTTTGGATCGATCAACGACATCCAGGGCAAGCGCAAAGGTGATCGGGTTTGCATAACGATTGAAGGTTTGGAGACGCCAGTAATATGAAGGAACTAACAATGGAAAATTGTAACTTGGGAAAGAAGACGGCTAAGGAGAGAGTTGTACGAGCGGAAAGCAAGAAGGAGGAGGAGAATAAAATAATTCTTGTAAGGAGGGAAGATAATGAGTATTTCACATTCAATAGGATGTAGGGATTGCAAGCAAATGCTTTGGATTGCTCAGGATGAGATGGCTGATGCAATGGGCTTAATGTTGATCTTTTTAAAAGAGAATGGACACTTGGAGGATGGGAAATGAGTAATAAATTAAAAGAAACTGTAAAGGTGGCGTGCTGGCTCTGTGGGGTTGGTGTGTTGTGCGCTCTCAACTCTGGGTGTGCGGCTTACGGGGTTGCAAGCTCTTGGGATGGTGGCGTGGCAAGGATGCCTTCAGGCCGTAACACCTGCGCCCCTGATGCTCTGGCTAAATACCTAGAGATCACGCAAGGATACAAGATGACGGGAGTTGAGGCGGTTAAGTTGTACGAGCAGGCTCGGCGCGTCGATGGGTTGGATGATGAACGAGAAGGCACCTCACTCTATGGGGTAATGAAGGCTTCTCCTGATGTCTCCAGCCTTATCGAGCTGGAAGATGTCTCACAGGTGATTGACGCCCTCACAGCAACTCCCGTCCTCTTACGCCTGCCCTACTACAGAAGCAGGCCAAGCAGACACAGCAAGTTTGCTATTCCCACTTTCAACACCCAGTTCTGGGCTCATGATGGGCTGTATGTGAGTGATCATTTGATAGTTTGCATAGGGTATAAGGGCGGGCTGTTTAAGCTGATGAACAATCAAGGTCCGTGCTGGGGTAGTGATGGGTGTGTATGGCTATGGGAGGAGCACTTGGATGGTTGGCTGAAGGATGGGAAAGCCTCAGCATGGATTTTATATTAAGCCGTAACTACAGATTTAAAGGTGGGTGCGGCTGTGTAACGCATAGACAAATAAAGGAGTTCGAATGGCATGTTTTTCGTGTGAAGAGCAATTAAAAGTAGTGGTCAGGGGGGTATGGGCACCCCTTTGGGTTTGTGTTGAGTGTGGGGCTGATATTCCAGACGGGTTTCCCGTTGATACGGAGGAGCCTTGCGATGGAGCGAATTGAAAAGGCGCATAAAGACAAAGCGCAATAAATTAAAATTGAGTTAACCGGAAAAACCGGACAAGTGAAAGGGAGTAGATATGATAGACCGATGCGAAGAGTGCGGGAAGTTCGTTGGGCATAAGTTGACATGCTCGCAGCGATTGAAGCCAGAACAGAGTGCAGAGTATTGGAAGAAGCGTTTCCAGGAGCTTGAAGCGTCGTCATTTAAACCAACCGACAAGCCTCTTATTCTTCCAACTTCCGAGCAAGAACGTCGCCCACTTCCATGAGTAGCGTCTGACATTCCTGCGCTCTGCCTCTGCGATGTCTTCCAAAAACTGGGAGGCTTCGAATGCAGAGCAGGGAGTACCACAAGCCCATTGACAAGGCGCGTTCGTAACCTTGTCATGCCCAAGCCACATCCAACTTCCATTAATGTCGGTTGCCCATGTTGCGCCGTCACTCATAAAACCATCTTCAAGATCGCACCACTTCTTATACCGTCTGGAGTAGATTGATGCGCTTCCATTGAGCCGGTACTTCATCCCGTCAGATCGACCGCGTAATCGTGTGAGGTTTGGCTTTGCTGCCGGCAGGATAATATGCTCAGTTTGACTCATCGCTCTTACTCCTCATCGTTCCTAGATTTTATCTTCACGCGCCAAGCGTCTGTCCTCTTCCGTGTCGATAGAAAAACCCCGACTGGTACGCTTCACTGACACATCATTCGCTAGGCTGGTTGATGTCAGACCTCAAAGGATAGGCGTTCGGGGTGTCTTTAAACTTGGATAGCATGTCACGTCCAAAACCTCTCTGCGATTTCTAATATTAACACAGCTATAAGGAGAGACGCTATGGCCCAGCAGCTCACGCGCCGACCGCCACCGCCACGATCGCGATTCCGATAGTTAAGACCGCGCCAAAGCAGATGCAAATGGCCTTGAATGTTCGCCATGCAGATTCAGCGGTCGTTACTCGGAAGATCAATCCATCAGGCCCATGAAGTGCATTGTGGTTCATCTTGCTGAATGCGTGCGTTTCTATTAGCATTTGCTCTTGATCCTTGTTCATCACTCAGCCTCCTGCAAGGCTTGCGCTTGCTTGTCCGTCAGCAGGTCATCAAACCCATACCCAAACGCCTCAAGCTCTGTGGCCCAAACGTGGAGGTCATCAGCCGTTGTCCATGCCTTACGCTGCGGATAGATTATGCGCTCAAACTCCTGCATCTCTACAACATCGTTGCTGTTTTCATCCTGCCCCACCTGAACCGCCTCTTGATAGGTTTCCAGATAAGGCTTGGCATCGCGGGCAGACAACATGAGGAGGGAAGAGTCGCCTTCCACGTCTATAATGTTCAGGGAGAAGTCGCGCAAAGCAACATCGCTGTCGTCAATTCCCCACCTATCTGAAATCTTCTCAGCGGGAATCTTGATGTCAAGGTGAGCGTCCAACACAAGCATCCAAGCATGTGCCACCAGCACCTTCAGCTCATGCCCGTCCACCTGCACCGTGGCGGGTTTCAGGTAGGCTTCATATTTAAGTTCGTTCTCAGTCATTTTGTGAACTCCCCTCGACTGCCTCGCTCAGCTCACGCCCTGCATGTGACTCTAAATGTTCCTGTGTGTATGCCATGATTTACCTCGTCTCCACTGTGTAAAAGCTATCTAGCTCCGCTGTAATATTCCCTGTTCCGGTCGCGTTTGCTACCTGCAACTTTACATAATCATTTTGATTCAAAAGGATATTATCAATCACGGTAAAGTAAGCGATATCTCTACCTCCCGACTGCCTATCTATCACCCGTCTTGTGGTCTTCCCGTCTACAAATGACGATGTGGCATCTCTCCACACAACAACCTTTACATCAACCTCGCTACTTTGAACGCATTCAATTACCAATTGCCCCATAATCCTGTATTCAATGGGGGTTTCCCCTAAATGCCTCAGTTGTCCGGCTGACGGGCTGTCAAAGTGCTGAAGCCCAGTGGTTCCAAATCCTCCCGCTAGGTCATAGAATGTTGACTGCACGGAAACTGCTGTTGCAACCTCGCTTGTTACGTGCGTGGCTCCTCCAACAAACGTATTCCCGATGCCGTTGTTCCCGCTCCAGTCACAGCTAAGATTGCCTGCCTCAATATTCGGTGTTAGATTTGTATCTGCCGCGTCAAAAACTCCATCTCTTGTCATAAGACAACCCTGTATTTGTAGGGTTGAGGGGTTTGCGAAGTTTGAACTTGAGAAGTCAAAGAACGAAGCAGATGATGGAAGGTCAATATTCTGGTTACTTCTGAAGCGTGATGACATAGCGAACCCTGCCCCCGCTGTGTACAGGTTGCCACTCCAGTCGTCAAGGCTTCTCACAATGGACGTGTCAATAAACCATCCACCCGCCCAATCTCCTTTCAAGGTTAACTCTGGTGTGCCTCCAAATCTGCCCGTACCGCTCTCTAGCCCCTGCCTGTAATTATCGATAGTTCCTAATGATGTGCAATCGTTGAAGTTAACTATATTCATTTCGATAGCATTGAACCCCGTATCGCTTACTAGGTCAAACACCTCAGAGGAAGTGCCAGAGGTTTCTAAAGCTACGTTGGACAAGAGAACGTTCCCAGACCCACCCACCGGAGAGGTGAACATTGTATAACTAGAACTTGAGCTGACGAGCTGAGACACGTCAAACGTAAACCCCTGAATGGAGATGCCACCCGAAGGAACCTCAATGGATGTCGCCCCCATATCAATGATTCCGTCAATGACATAAATCTTTGTGCTGTCAATAGTCCCGAAGTCGCTCGCCTGCTTCACTGTGATAACTGTATTTGGGTCATTGTCTAAAATAACCTGAAGCTCTTCTGTCGTCTGTGTAAGTTGTCCCATTTTTAAATCTCCGCTGTCGTTAAGTAGCTGTCTTCGCTGTCTATTAGTGGTGAGGATAAGCTGTCAAGCAATGCGTCAAAAGGGAGTACACCATTTCCACACGAGGTCGCGCCTTTCCAT